CGAACGTGAGGACTTCCGAGCCGGTCTCCACGATCAGATCATTACCGGGGTGGATGGACTCGTTGTTCGAGGACGTGGTCCTGCTGGTGCACGCCCGACCGACCAATTCGGTGGGGGTCGCCTGGGACACGAGGACGAGGTTGGTTCCCGGATCGCCCCGTTCGCCGCGATTGAGGTCGATATTGCTGGAAAGTGAAAACCCAGCACCCGATGCACTCGACATGGTGACAACCAGGATGATTCCAGTGATGATCAGCACCGAGATTGCCAAGGTGACCACGTACCGATTAAGAGCTTTCACGGATTCCCGCTTTCGTAATTGTTCAATGATTCTTCCAGCATGACACGAATCATGCCGGAAAGTGTCCGTCGCTCACGAATCGCCAGGACCCGGAGCCGTCTCCCCAACGACTCCGGGACCCTGACACTCAAGCGTTCGTGGTCTCCCATGGCCAAATTTCAGCTTCTCCAGCTTCGATCAAGGGAAGCAGCCGGAAGTGAGCATCGGTGAACCCTCCGAAGAGGTACCGACCCGGCCGCGGTTCCACGTTCGCCACACCGTAGCCCGCCAAGTCGAACACGTAGACCGGCACGTCCGGCAGACTCGATACTCGTGCGGGGTGATCCTGCATGTCCGTGAACACGATGATCCGGTCGTGGCCGTCGTACTGGCTGGCGGTGCTGGGCCAGGTTCGGGTTCCGTGACCAACAACGCCAATTTCCCTCACAAGGGCCTCCATGTTGCGAAGCAGCGAAACTCCAGAGGTCTTGAGTGGGATGGCGCTGTCTGCATAGATCGAAATGTCGACCTGACCGGGGTTACGGAACCAAACCGACGCGCCGAACAGTCCAGCGATCTCCACGGGGGAGATGGGCGCAGACCCTCGGCCGTAGCTATGGAATCCCGGCGACATCGACGCTGACGTGTCGACCATCACCAGGGTCCGGCCCGGAAGTGCGGGAATGTTCTGAACCGAGAGATCCAGTGCCCGTTCCAGTGCGGGGCCAAACGTGATCGAGTTGGCGTGCTTGTGTGCCGACCAGAACCGATACGGGAACTGGCGGGACTTGGCTACTTGCTCGGGATCAGCGAGATAGTCGGCAACACTGGACAGTGCCTTCGGGTTCACCTTCGCTTCCTCGAAGTTACGCAAGTTGCGCAGTCGGGCCATGTAGCCCATGTTCGGGATCACGTGCTCCCAAGCGCGAGCGTCCATGCCGCCCGGCAGCCAGCCAGCCAGCCGTTCCCACGACCAGCCAGCGTCGATGGCATCGGCGATCCGGTCGCCGCGAGTCTCGATCGGAAGGGTTTGGAGTTCACGGTCGAGACGCGCTGACTCCAGGCCCGAAAGGTCGATGTCTGAACGATTGTGTCGACGATCCAAGCACCACTTGAACACGGCCGACTGAATGTCGTCCTTCGGCTTGGGGTGAGTTAGGTCGATGACGTCAGCGAAGCGGATGTCTCGACCCTTGCCGTCGTACTTCAGGGCGGTCCACTCGCTGTACTGAGCGCGTGCACCGTCAGCGATGCCGCGCTTCACGGCTGCGGGCAGCGTCTTCCCGTAGTGAGAGAACCAGTAGCCCAACATTTCAGCCGGTTCATCGGCTCGCTGAATAGCGGAAGCGATGACCCGACGTGCGTTGGGGCCTCCCGCCTTGGCGTACTCGGCGGCAACGGCAACCGAAGCGGAACGCATGTTGCCCGTACCGCGCAGCCAGGGAACGAAGTTCGCTACCCATTCTGGGTCGGATTCGGTGACCTGCTTGGTCAGGGAACGAAGCCGGTCGAGCCCGCTCTTGGCGGACTCGTAGAACTTGGGCTCGATCAGTGAGGTCACTGCGAGCGTGTAGAGGGCGGACTTTGGGTTCAACTCGTGCCCGTCGTAGCCCTCGTGGGTGGCCTTGCGGCCGATGCTGCCCGTAACCGGTCGGGCCATGGTGGCCGTCTTCGCCGGGCTTGCAAACTTGCTCATGGTTTCCTTCCTTCGTGTGTCAGGTGGTCATTGCTGAGAACAACGCGAAACCGGAGTGTGAGATTTGAACTCACGGACCCCCTGCTTTCGCAGTGGCGGGGTTTTCATCCGAAGTAACCGATTTCTTCGCATCAACTTTGACCTTGGGGGTGAACCTCACCGAGAACTTGTCGATACCGGATTCAAACCCAGCGAACTGGGGTGCTCTACCAATGAGCTACGTGGGCGAGCGGGGAAGCAGCCCACGACGGGAATCGAACCTGTTACGAAGTATCCGATCTCTACGCATCGGGTTGGTTCATGGTGGCCGACCGAGAACTAGGCGGTGCCGGGAAACGTACGCGCTCTACCAATTGAGCTACCAGTCGACTAAGTCGTCCAGACGGGATTCGAACCCGCAACCTCGTCCTCCATAAGGAAGTATCCGACTCCTACGCATCGGTGTATGGCCATGAAGTGACGAGAACTGAGCAGAGCCGGAAATGGAACCTGCAAATGGTGGAAGTATCCGGCGCCTTCGCATCGCCACGTCCGACACTGTATGTCAACGGCGGACGCCTGTCAAGGGCATTCGCAACATTCTGCATCCCGCGCCGGACATCACAAACCGATTTCTCCTAGTGGCAGGTCCACCCACACCGCGAGTGGGGTCATCAGAGGAACAGAAACTATGGCAGACGACATTTCACCAGCCCCACCCCCACCACCAGTGGTCGAAACGAGCCAGGGTCTCACTGTGACCCAGGAACAACTCGACAAGCTGGCGGCACGAGCGCGGAGCGAAGGAAAGTCGACCGCAACCAAGGACGTCCTCGCCCAACTGGGCGTCGAAGACATCGAAGCAGCCAAGGCTGCGCTTACTGCGCACCAGGAACGCGTCGATGCCGAGAAGGACGAAGTCCAACGAGCAAAGGATGAGGCGGTGACGGCCAAGCGTGAAGCCGAAGAGGCTCGGGCCGAAACCGCCATGACCAAACTCTCGACCCGCAAGGAGCGATTGCTTCTTGCGAGTGGTGTCGAAATCAAGGCACTGGACTACATCTCGGAACTCGTCAAGGTCGACCCGTCGGCCACCGACGAAGAGATCGTTGCGGCAGTCGACCAACTCAAAGAAGACATTCCTCAGATGTTCGCCGAACCCGAAGGCGCGCCAGCGGCCCCATCGTGGGCACCTAAAGGCGGCACAGGGGACCAAAAACCACCGGCAGCAAAGTCGGGAATGGACGCTGGGCGAGAACTGTACGCCTCGATGTTCCCGAAGGCCGAATAGCCGAAAGGGCTCTCTATGCAGCTAAATGTCCGCACGGAGACGTTCAACGTTGGCGACCACCGCTGGCTTGGGAGTGATCACGGAGTCTCCGATGGAGACCCGGCCACCCTCAATGTCGCGTCTGGTACCCCGACGTTCGTCGCCGCTCATTACGCCAACGGATTCATTCCGTCCGGCACCCTCCTGGGTAAGATCACCGCATCGGGCCTGTACGGCCCCTATGACGATGGTGCCGCCGATGGACGGGAAACCTGCGTTGGTCACTTGCTGACCGACATCATCACGGACGGCACCGCCGACGTATCCGGTTCGCTCATGCGACACGGCCACGTCGTGGAAGCGTTCCTACCCACATTCACCGGGACGACCGACGGAGAGATCGACGCAGCCGCAAAGGCCGATCTCCCGCTGTTCGTGTACGTGTAAGGGGCCTGATTCATGAATCTTCTTGAACTCATCGACCCCATCACCCTCACCGGCTTCGCTCGCGAAGCACTGCGGGATCTCGACGTCAACCAGTTCACGCTGTCTCGGTACTTCCCGCAGCGTGAAGTGAACGACATCGTGTTTCGTTTCGGTTCGGGGCAGCAAGGACTCGCCGACACGGCGAAGTTCCGCAGCTACGACACCGAAGTGCCCGTCGGCAAGCGTGAGCCCGTCCAGCGCAAGACCATGGAAATGCCGCCCATCGGCGAGAAGCTGTTCCTCTCGGAGTACGAGCGGTACCGACTTCTGAACAACACCGATGAGGCAGTGGCTCAGGTCTACAACGACACCGCCATCGTGATCCGGTCCATTCTGGCCCGTTTCGAGTTGGCACGAGGTCGTGCGCTCATCGACGCCGCCCTGAACATCAGCGAGAACGGAGTGATCCAAACGGTCGACTACGGTCGAGACGCTGGCCACTCGGTCACCGCTGCGGTCACGTGGGCGACCTCGACCACCGACATCTTGGGCGACATCCTGTCGTGGATGGACACCTACAACGACACCAACGGTGCGTTGCCGGGTGGAATCATCACCACTCGTCAGGTGCTCGGGTACATGCTGACCAACGACGGCTTCCGCAACCTGGCCTTCTTCGGTGGAACCCCACCGTCGCGGCTTTCCGTGGAGCAGTTGAACGGCCAGCTTGCTGACCGGGAGATCCCGCCCATCACCATCAACGACTCCAAGGTCAATGTTGATGGTTCGGCGACCCGGATCATCGACGAAGACACGTTCATCTTCACCCCTCCGGTTGACGGCCAGGCCGGTGCCACCGTGTACGGCACCACTCTGGAAGCGGTTGAGAACCTGAACCTGACCGGTGCTGCGGCTCCGGGCGTGGTTGCGTTCCTCGATCGCAGCGACCGGACCCCCATCCAATACTGGACTTCCAGCGCGGCCCGAGGTGTTCCCATCCTCGGCAACCCTGACTGGACGTTCGTGGCTGACGTCACGCCGTAGGTCCAACACCATCCTGGCCCCCCGCCTCGTTCGTCCATCACGTGCGGGGGGCCAGTGTGTTGGCCCCTGCTGGGCTCGTTCCCAGGTCGGCAGGGGCCAACAGACTGAGAAGGAGACGAGATGGCGAAGATCAAGGACAAGGCAGTTCACCTGAAGTCTCCCGACGGGGAACGGGTGGTGCTCCTTCCCGGTGACACGATCCCTGATTGGGCTGAGGTTCCCGCCTCAGTCATCGCTGAAGAGCCGAAGAAGGCCCCCGTCAAGCGCAGAACGGCCAAGAAGAAGGCCCCCACCAAGAAGCAGGGGTCGGCGCAAATCGAATACAAGGCCCCGAAGGCTGACCTGTGACCGTTCCTGCCGCTGATCAACTGGTCATTGAGGAGTGGACCGGGGCGTTCGACCCCGTCGGGCACCCTGCGGTGTACGACCAGTACGGGGATGGCCACCTTGTCGCGCTCCACATTCTTCGTGCTCGGCTGGCCACGATCCTGTGCGGACCTGCCCAAGCGGCGGTCGACGGGGACTACTCAGAGAACTACACAGGCACCATCAACGGCCTCGAACAACTGATCGAGAACTTGGAGAACGTGTCTGAGTCGCTGGGGCTTGATGTGACCGTGGGCTCTCGGCACACGCTTACCATTGGGCGGGTCCAGCTAGACGAGATCCGGGTTCCGTAGCTGCACAGCCAAGATTCGAACTTGGGACTTCCGGGTAACAACCGGACGCGTTGCCAGTTACGCCACCGTGCAAAGCAGGTTTTCAAGAGGGGTGGTCTCGGGGTCCTGCTGATCGGAGGAAAGTATAGACCGGACGGCGAGAGTCGAACTCGCATTCTCTTGGTTCGAAGCCAAGCGCCTTGTCCTGTTGGGCCACGTCCGGTAGAGCCCGGACGGCAGGATTTGAACCTGCTGCCTCTTGGTTCGTAGCCAAGCGCTCTGTCCAGATGAGCTACGTCCGGTTGGTTCACGCGGCTGGGATCGAACCAGCGGCACCCGGTATGTAACACCGGTGCTCTACCATCTGAGCTACGCGTGATCGGTTGACGTGGTTGGGCTTGAACCAACGGCCTCCCACGTATCAGATGGGTGCTCTTCCTGCTGAGCTACACGTCATTGGCTCGGCCGGGAGGATTCGAACCCCCAACAACCCTGGGTAGAAGCCAGGTGCTCTGTCCGTTGAGCTACGACCGAAAGAAGTGACCGAGGAGATTCGAACTCCTGACCTCCGCTGTCACAAAGCGGCGCTCTCGCCAGTCTGAGCTACGGCCACGGTGTGAACGGCTGGAGTCGAACCGGCAGCCTCCCGTGTTTCAAACGGGTGCTCTACCATCTGAGCTTCGTTCACTTGGAGCGGTCGAAGGGAATCGAACCCTCATCATCTGGGTGGAAGCCAGAGACTCTACCAAATTGAGCTACGACCACATGTTGTACGGGTGACAGGCATCGAACCTGCAACTTCCCGGTTAAAAGCCGGGCACTCTGCCAATTGAGTTACACCCGCAGGTTAGTACAGGTGGAGGGAGTCGAACCCTCGTTTCCGGGGCCAAAACCCGACGCCCTGCCGTTGGACCACACCTGATCGGTACTCCGAGTGGGAATCGAACCCTACGTCTTCAGGTTGAAAGCCTGAGATCTTGACCATTAGACGACCGGAGCTTGGCGCCTCGAACGGGACTCGAACCCGTGTCGCCGGATAGACAATCCGGCATCCTGGCCGCTGGAAGACCGAGGCAAGTGCTTCCCCAGGGAGTCGAACCCTGGCCTTCCGATTACGAAACGGAGGCTCTACCACTGAGCTAGAGAAGCTTGAGTGCTCCCCCTGAGGATCGAACTCAGACCACCGGGGTAAGAGCCCGGGACTCTGCCTGTTGAGCTAGAGGAGCGCGCGATGTGCCGACGAATCTCGTTCGTCGGGCTTTCGCTGTTGCTCTGTCTGCTCTCGGGCTTTCAGGTAGGCGCGACGGTACGAAGGGTCCGACATGCGGGTCTCGAAGTAGCGCTCTGCGCCCGTCCGTCTCGGCTTTCTCATGGTGGAATTGGTGGGAATCGAACCCACAACCCCCTGCTTGCAAGGCAGGTGCTCTACCTGTTTGGAGCTACAACCCCATGGTGGCGCGGACGAGATTTGAACTCGCAATCTCCTGGTTATGAGCCAGGCGGGATACCAAACTTCCCCACCGCGCGTCGTGCGGGACACGATGGCACGGGTTGGGGGGCGTGTCAAGTGGGTTGAGGCCCAGGGGAGAATCGAACTCCCGTTCTCGGGGTTGCAATCCGAGGGTCCACCATGCCGGGCCGAGTAGCCCCGGAGGGAGTCGAACCCTCAAAAGACGCCCGGTTTGAGCGGGCCGCATATACCAATTCTGCTACAGGGCCTTCGTACCCCCGGCAGGATTCGAACCTGCAAAAGACGCCGGGCCTAAACCGGCCGCATATACCAAGATTCTGCTACGGGGGCATGGCGGAAGCGGTAGGACTCGAACCTACACGGCCCGGGGGCCTTCACCGCGTAGCAGGCGGCATACCACGCCGAATGGGCGCTTCCTTGGCGGAGAGATGAGGAGTCGAACCCCTGACCGTGAGATCACCTCGGCATTCGACACCGATTGCTAGCCAACCCAGCGGATCTCTCCATTGTGGGGCACCGAGGAATCGAACCTCGCAACCCGAAAGAGGGCGTTTACAGCGCCCGTGTGGTCCCAGCCAGCGCGTACCCCTGGTCGGGCAAGAAGGAATCGAACCTTCCTCTCCCGGTCCCGAACCGGGTGCTCTACCAATGAGCTACTGCCCGTGTGTGGGTCAGTAGGCTGGTCGGGAATACATGAGTCGTAAAGCACGGGCGGCGAGGATCGAACTCGCTCCGTCGGTTTTGGAGACCGACGAGTAGCCACTACACGCCCGCTCAGATGATGAGAGCGCGGCGGCGTGCCATCGAAACGTTTCCATTCGGCCATCCTGAGGGATGGCATCCTCCACGTCAAGTGGAAATCCTGGCAAGTCTGACCTCATGGCCGGAATGAGCGTGGACTTGATGGAACAAACGAGCACTGGCGTGACCGTGCGGGTTGAAGCCCCGCCCCCCGAGGGGTTCGCCAGCACGATCGTCAGGTTCTTCCGAGAATTGGACCAGGAGTCGTTGATGGGTGGTGCCCTGGGGAGAAGTCCCGAGTCCATGGTGGAAGGAATCCTGGCCGAGTTGATGGACTTGGCTGAACTGTGGGAGGCCGAGTTCTGATGAACCGTCGCCCTCTTGCCACCCAGAGAATGCGGAACTGGGTAACCAACTACATGAACTGCACGATCAAGGTCACCAGGGATGTGGATGACCCTGACGACTGGGTTGTGGACGAAGACACCGGGGAACTGACTCGTTCGGATGTCGTGGACGTCTACGAAGGCCCCGCCACCATCGCCGCGAACGAACAGCGCTACTCGGAATCTTCGGTTGACCGTCTTTTTGTCAGGCTTCCGGGTGAGGTTGAGGGAATCCATCGCTCGGACATTCTCGAAGTCCTTCAGGCACCCGACGATCTCACCATGCTGCTGTCCGGTCGCTGGCTGGTGCTCGACGTCGACATGGGTGCCCATCACGTCACTCGTCGCCTGGAATGCGTCAACCGCCTGAGGAATGTCCAGTTGAAGCCGTCGGTCGCCCTGGAGGGTCGATGAGGTACGACATCCGGTCCAACGCCCGTCAGGTGGCGCTGGCCTTGGCTGCTCTTGGCGTGGAGGGTGTCAAGGCTTCAGAGAAGATCACAATGGACGAAGCCAAACGCATGAAGACCCTGCTACAGCAGAACGCCCCCGTCGGCCCCCCGAAGCGACCCGGCCGATCCGAGGGTCACTATCGGAACTCCATCAAGTACCGAACCTGGAAAGTGGGTTCCGGTCGAAACGCCAAGGTCTATTCGACAGCGGAATATGCGGCCCGACTGGAATTCGGATTCACCGGCCAGAGGGAAACGGCCGGGCTCTATTTCCCCCCTGGTCGCTACTACAGCTATTGGGAAACCACGCCAAAACCCCATTGGCAGCCGGTCGTTGAACTCGTGGAGAGTCAGATCGAAGCGAAGTACATCGCGGCCCAACGTCGAGTGGCGCGAACCATCGCAGCGAGGTTCCCGAATTGAATCTTCAACATCTCGTCCCCTCTGTCATCGAGGCGATTGAAACCGAATCCGGGAAGCCGGTCGGGAACTCTCGCCCACCGGGCACGCCAGCCGAACTGGAAGGAATTCCATACGCCGTCGTCTACCAGCTACTCACCGACTTCCTTGAACCCACCAGCTTTGCCGATCCCCACGACATGCTTTGGGTGGCGATTCAGGTGACGTCGGTGGCTGAGTCAGCGCAACAAGCGAACTGGATGGCGGATCAGGTCAGGAGAGCAATCATCGGGCGGGCTGGACAGGACTGGATTCATGCCATCACCCCGTCGGGCCTGGAGATCTGTGGTCGGACCCTGGCCATCACGGTGGGCGTGGAAGAAGAAGACGGGGTTTTCAACGCAACCGAGCGCTATCGCCTGCTGGTGACCGGCGCGTGAGTGATTGGGGTAGTGCATCCGTTCCGTAATTCAATCAAACAAGGAAGTTGTTCACATGGCAGAGTCCGCAATTGTGATGCTTAGTCACCCCCGCTTCCCTGACGCGAAGCCCATGGGAGTCCACCGGGAGGCCGTCGACAAGTTCGTTGCCGATGGCTGGAAGGTGATCGACGAGGGAACCCCGGACCCGCCTGCGGATGAATCTCGAACTGAGACTCCGCCCAAGTCGAAATCCCGACGCGAAACATCCAAGGAGTAATCCCCCATGGCCCGTTCCCTACTTGTTGAAAACCTGGAGATGGCGTACATCACCGCGCCAGCCATCCAGAACGCCCCGACTGCCGCCGAAATCACTGCCGCCCTCGCTGGCACGGGCGGCATCGACCTCGTCGGTGTCCCGAACGGTGAAGCGCTGGTCCCCGAGTCCGTCCAGGGCTTCTCGACCACGCCCAGCCAGGTGGAGACGCCTGACTATGTGGCCCTGGAAGTCGGAAAGATTTCCGGTCCGCTTTCCGTGGACGACGCCGTGCTGGAGTTCTACTGGGACGACACGACCAACGCGATCTACACCCTGATGACTGAGGGCGTCAGCACCGGCTGCGTCACGGTCGGCCGAAACGGCGCAGCGGTCAAGGACGCCTGGCCCGTGACCATTCAGTCGAAGGACGTCAAGTTCACCGGCAACAACGAGGCCCAGAAGTGGGTCCTCAACCTGGCCTGCGGCGTACCGAACAAGCAGTACACCCCGGCCTGATCCTGACCCTCCGGTCGCTGAGGCACCATCCCAAGGGCATTCTTTTGGGGGGCAATCGGGCGGTACGGCTGTGAGGGGTTTGGGTTCCTGCCGGGTCGGTGCGT